AACCACCTAATCCAGCTAATAAACCAGCTAATAAACCAGCTAAACCACCAGTAGCACCTCCAACAATGGCTCAAATAAATACGGATATAGTATTAGGACAAACATCTAACTTAAACTCGTCACAAATAGCTAATAATTTAATGAGAAAAAATGTAAGGGCTGATATAATAAGCGCTTTTTTTACAGTAAAGAATTTACCTATACCTTCAAATATAAGCGATGCAAATGCCATAAACAATGCAAACAATATAAATACATTTATACAACAAAATATGAATACAAAATCCCAAAGAGATATAATATCAGACATATTGGTGAGTGGATACAACCCTGACATAGTAGAGGCTGTTTTTGCAGCAAGATCAGACGTAATTGGTGCAATTGCAATTCAACCAAAATCACAACCAAATCGTCCATTTGCCCCCAAAAATAAACCAACATTTACAGGTCAAATAAACTTGCAAACCACAAATTTTGTAAGGTCGGCTTTTAAAAATGAAGCAAATACAAACGTTATAGGAGTGCCAGAGAGTTTAAAACATAAACCCACTAAATTTTATACTTTAATAAACATTATGTATTCACAGTGCGAAACTGACAATAGAATGGTTCTTCGTTCAGTTTTGAGAAATACAACAAGTATAGGTATAAATCCAGATAATGATACACGAGTGCTAAGCAAATCAGGTTACACTGAATCTGTAGGCAATCTTAATGTAATTGAAAATAGAGGAGGAGGTGATTGTTTATTTATTGCTGCAGCACAAGCTATAAATTATCATAATTTTCATAATCAGCAAAATAGAATTATATATCAACAATTAGGAATAGGAAATAATGAATTTACAAATGAAAATATCCGTGGATTAGTTGCAGATTTTTTCCAAAGATGGTCTGAATTAGATGATAGATTACAAATTGCGGCGGCTACAACAGTTCCAGATTTAAATACGGATTTTCAAGAAAAAATTAATCAGCAAAGAGAAGCAATAAGATTACAGAGGCAAGGCGGTAATCATTCTGTAACAGAAATTACACCAGAAGTATATAGAAAAATATTAGATGACACATATAGAACAAACCCTAATTTTTTAGCATATAGTAACTATATATTTAACCCGAATTTACAAGTGCCACAACCTTCATCAGCAGAATATTTAACTCCATTTAGGCTTTTAAATAAAGGGCACGAATTAAATGAATATATTTCAAGTCAATATTATTGGGCTGGAGGAGAAGCTATCATAGCAATTTCAAATGTATTAAAATTACAAATAATACCAATTGGAATAGTAGTAAATAATGAAGGCACTGACAAATCTAATCCTAATTATAAAATATTATCTATGCAAAGCGCACATACTAATTTTGATACAGGAGATGATGGATGGAATAAGTATTTATTTTTATACTATAATGCAAGTCACGTACAACAAAGCCATTTTGAATTAATTACATTTTTAAATAGTAATTCAAGAGAAACAACAACTATATTTGACAGAACTCCAAGAGCTCCCTTACCTCCTCTTTATATTTTATTTACTATTTTTGGATTATTTTATACTAGTTTGTCAGTTGAAAATAGAGGATATTTTCCTTATAGGCGTGACTTAATGGAAACAATGAATAGAGCTATAAGTAAATTAAAAACTGATGCACCACCAACTCAATATGCATTATTTTACTCAGCATTCAAAAAATTATTTCCAAATTCACAAATAGAACCACTAACTAGTGGAGGCAGTAATGTAAATAATGAAAACTTTCAATTAGGCGGTTATCCTCTATACGGAAGACCCCAATATGGAACACCCCAATACGGAAGACCCCAATACGGAAGACCCCAATACGGAAGAACCCAATACGGAAGACCCCAATATATAAGTAATTTTGTAAAAACACCACAATATGTTGAAAATAGTCAATTGTCTTATTATATAACTATTGAATTACAACTTCATCCTGGAACAAGTATATCTCCTGAAGAGCGAAAAGGGTTAAAATGCAATCATAAATGGAATGCAATAAAACAATCGTATGCACAACTCGTAGGTAAGCAATATAATATTACACCAGACTATTCATTGCTAGCTCCTTTACCAAAACAAAATCTAAATCCAAAACAAAATACCAATCAAAATGTTACGAGAAGATATGGAGGAAAAACGAAAAATGCAAGAAAACCAATAAAAACAAGAACAAGAACCAGAACCAGAAAAACAAGAATCAGAACCAGAAAAACAAGAACAAGAAAAACAAGAACCAGAAAATAATAAATATCAAATTAGATTTAAATTTAATATTTATTTGTCAAAATTATATTTCTCAAAATCAAACTTACCGAAAGCTTCTTTTTGAGCTTTTCGTTGTTTCTCTCTTTTAGCTTTTTCTAAAACAGCAATAGCAGCAGCTAATTCTGGTTCTGAAACAGCACCATTATCATCAGTGTCAATTAGTGTATGCAGAATTCTATATTTTTGCGGAACAATACACAAAGTGCTTTCTTCGTTAAATAAATACTCAGATAAAATAGTAAATACCGCAGTTAATCCTAGCGCAGTATAAATATCACGAGTACCCATCCATGCCATTGCAAATACTAAAAGCTGTTTGCTAACAGACCATTTCATGTACTCTTCGGTAGATTTGCTAAATTGGATTTGTATAAATTTAGAACCAACGTTAAGAAGAATCATAACTACCCCGGCAAAAAATTTGCTGTTATTTAAATACATGACATGATGATTAAAATAGGAAACAGTATTCAACAATGGTGTAAAAATGGTAGTTTCTCCTCCAAATTGCGTATTATTATTTGTATTATTTGTATTATTTGTATTATTTGTATTATTTCTATCATTTGCATTCACAGAATTATTATTCATTACTAAAATAACATATTATTATATTTTTTAATATTATTTATATTTTTAAAAAATATTTATGCTTATATTATTTTAAATTTTCGTAAAAAATTAGACACTGATGAAGTAGTATTATTATAAAACCCTTCGCTAATTAAACGAGTATTTCTAATAATAGGTCTATATAATTCTCTTATGTTTGGTGTAAATGGTTCTACGCTATACATTGAATTAACATAAGCAAACAATATAACAATTAATATTAAAAAACAACTGTATAAAATGTGTTTCATATATATATTTACATTATAAAATGTTTACAATTTACAAGTTTAAAATGTTGACAAGGTATCTTTAAAAACTGACATATCAGTTGGATCCACATCTTCACTTTGACTACGAGCATTGGATAAAACAGGTACTTCATTAGAACGTTTGCCTCTTAACATATTTAATTCTCTATCTGTTGTATTAAATCCTTCACGTCCTGTTGTAGTAGGTGTAGCAACATTACTAGATGTAGTAGTTAGTTTTTTTTCATTAGAAGACGCTACAGTAGTAGTAGTTCCTGTAAATCCTTCCATGTAGCCTATGTTACTATTATTAAACATAATTATAATAAATAAAACAGCTACAACGCCTAACATTTTATTTACATAACTAATTACCAAAATAAAGAGAATAAGAAAGGCTCTTCCTAAAGCGGTGTCTATTAGGAAGTTAAAGAATCTAGATTGACTTAATAAAATAACAAGAATTAGGGTAGCAACAACACCCATATTATTTTTACTAACCAACTTAAAGTCCATTATATAATTATTCTTATATAATTATTTTTAAAAATAAATTTCAGTCTGTTTAACAAATTATTATCTAAATTTTTAATAAGAGAATGTCTTTAGCAATGTTTGCTGCTCCATTTGATGATAATATAGAAGGATTTACTAGTAATTCAGATAATAACATAATGAATAAAAAACGACGCGCGCATACAAGAACACAAAAAATGTACCCTAAAGAAAGTTTTGATACAAATAAAGTAAATTCGGTTTTAGAAAAAATACACAATAATTTGGATAATGATGATGACGATGATGACAAACAGGCTTTTAATCCTCCTCCTAAAGCAGAATCTGCTGGCGTTGAGAAATCAAAGAACCTAAACAAGGGTCAAGAATCTATGACAGCTATGGGAACAATGAATGAACCAATGTTTAGAACATTGGGTCGCGCACCTCAGCCAAATTATGAAGGAAGCGATGATTTGGATTTAAATGACTACAGCAATTATGGTGATAACAAATCAAACGAAGAGTATTATAAGAGAGTTATACCAGGTTATTCAGGACAAGTAAATGTGGTAAATCAAACAAAACAAACGAATCCATCTAATAAACCTTACTACAATAATGCTAACTATAACTTATTGGAATCAGTATCCTCCGGGTCAAGTCAAGATGTATTGCTACAGAAGTTAAACTACATGATCACACTTTTAGAAGATCAACAAGACGAGAGAACAAACAATGTAACAGAAGAAGTTGTTCTTTATTCTTTTTTAGGCATATTCATTATTTTTATTGCAGATACTTTTGTGAGAGCAGGTAAGTACGTAAGATAAAAACGATAATTTTAAATATAACGTTGAATATATTTAAAAATTTAAGTATAATTATAATACTATTATAAAAATGTTTCAATATAATCTATTTCCAAAAGAAATTATAAATATTATTTTAGAATATGATGGCAGAATAAAATATAGAAATGGAAAATACATTGACCAAATAAATATAAAGGATAAAATTTATGAATGTATAAAAGAAAAAATACAAAAAGATGTAAAACTAGTTACACGCATACGTCTCCGTGCTGAAATATCTAATTTTGACTATAACTGGGCTATAGAAAATAATATTTCTATAGAGCATTTTGACATGCATTTTAGTTATGGTATTTGTCCGCATGTTGAATTAAATAAGTTAAAAGACAACACTAGATATGTTATGTATTTTGAATTCAATTACAGGTTGAACCATATTATAAAGTGTTGTTTTTATAAAAGTGTAAAAGAAACATGGCAGCATAAATGTAAAGTAAATTTGAATAAGATTTCTTATGTTTTATTTGACACTAGTATTTTTAGCGAAAAATATATTTTTAAAAGCGAATACATATACAAGTAACAATTTTTAAATAAAAACAAATTTTTATATTTATTTATGTTCAAAATAAATAAATATAAATAAACTATTTAAACCAAAGACGCTATATTATTATATCAAAAATGGTAAAATGTATGATAATTCATAATAAGCATGAAGGTTGTTATGACTTTCAATATTACGAAGATCCTGAAAAGAAAATAAGACTAACATCCATCACAATTAATCCTCCAAAAATTTTTTTGTTTAATGACAGAGAACAAGCTCAAGATTTTTTTGAAGAATATATAAATGATGTAGATGTTCTTGACAATAAATGTAAAAAGGGAGACGAAGTAGAGCATGTAGATTATTGCACTTGTGGAATTATTGAACTAGACGAGGACGAAAATCCTATTTTATTTTATAACAAGAAAAACCAAATATTTTTGATGGAGGACGGTCCGCAGATTTTTATGCCAAATCAAGAGCTGAAGAATGATGTTAAAAATTTAAATCTAACAAATAGATTGATCCGTAAATGCAAGACATTAGGTAGAGAACAAAGAAAAAGATATATTGAATTAGGTAAATATTGTGAAGAGTGTTCGGTAAATGATCCTCCTGGTGATAGTGATAGTGAAAGTGAAGGTGAAAACGAAATAATTAAAGTAAAACCTAAACAACCCAAGGAGACAAAAGAACCTGAAAACCCTAAAGAACCCAAGGAGACAAAAGAACCTGAAAAACCTAAAGAACCTGAAAAATCCAAGGAGACCAAAAAACCAAAAGAACCTAAACAACCAAAAGAGCCAAAAAAACCAAAAGAGCCAAAAAAACCAAAAGAATCAAAAGAGCCAAAAGAAACAAAAAATTAATTAATAATTAGTACCTTATGCGATTTAAAAGTAGGATATGCGAAATTATAAAAAAAATAAGCAGTCGGACTTGTAATTAGCGGTTTTGTTTTTTGTTTTATATTATTAAGTATGATATAGTTGTCAGAAATATCTTCTATTGCAGAAAATCCAAAATAATTTTCTGCAGAAATTTTCCAAAAACTTATTTTAAATCCCTGTATAAAAATATCATCATTTGTATTTGAAATAGATGCAAAACAACTCAATACTTCAATGCCTTTTTCAACTTGAACACATGACTTTCTAAAAAAATAAGCACATACAATGTTGTCATCCACAATTATAGTATAAATAAAAATATTTTTGGTCTTTATTAGTTCAATAATATTTGTAACTTCGGTATTTATTACAATATCAAATTTTTTATTATTTTCTTTCATAAAATCAAATAAAAAGTGAAAATTTTGTGCATTGATTTCCAACAACTTGTATTCAGCAGAAAGTTCCATAGGTTTAGTCCAGTTGGTAACAGGAAATCCGTACGTTGAATAAACACATAATGGAACAATCCCGGTCAACTCCTCTTCTCTCTTAAAGAGAGAAACAACAATTTTTTTATTTAAGTGTCTTTGATTATATTCGTGCGTTTGAATGATTTGTGGGGCGATACCTTTTTTCCTATATAATTTATCAACACATAAGTAATCAACATAATACGCACGAAATGTTGCTTCTTTAATGCCATTGTTAATAAATACATAAATGGGGCGACTGGTCATAATTCCGATTACTTTTTTATCGGTTAGCGTAGTGCCTTTTTTTAAGTCAATCATATGATAATCTTCATTATAAAAAGATACAAACGTTTTATCGTTATGTCCGGTTAAATAAGGAACAATGTTTTCTGATTGCGGAGTGAAAATATTGTCTTTGTTTTGAAGATAATTGGTTCTTACTAAATTAACAAACCGTTGCAACTGTAGTGATGTAAGCTCAGAAAATATACTCGTTTCAATGTTCTTAAAATTGGTGTATTTGTTTTTTTCGGGGAGTGTCTCTTTAATAATTCCGGGGGCTTTCAACATGTAACTGATATCATATATATGAAAAACAGGTTGTAAAGCCCAAAAACCAAATTTTAATCTTATATAAACATAAATTAAACTTATAAAAAGTATTCCAAAAAATAGTATATAAGATATATATTCCAACATTGATTTTATTAAAATAAAAGAGGTTTTTTATTTTATTTTAATAACTTATAGTTTTTTTGATAATTTTAAGCAACCACAACATCCATAATCAGAAGAATCTTTCGTATTAATCAAAGGGTTTGTAATTTCATTTTGAGGTTCAGTATTTATAACATTGCTAGCCGACAATAATTCTTCATTATTCTGATTAGAACTTTCAGATATCGTATAAACCAATGAATCGGTAGATAATATATTAGGTATATTCGTAAATTTTTGTGTATTTGTAAATTTTTGTATAGTATTTACACTGAGTTGTGAATTAAATCTCTCAATGCTATCCTGGTAAATTTGATTTGCATCGTGTTTACCTTTAAATGCGCCAATCTCCACTTTTTTATCTTCCAAATCTTTGTAATGAGAGAAGAAATACTTGATTTTCTCTCTAGTATACGAATTTATATCAAGAATATTACTATATAAAGAATAAGTCGGATCAATCTTTTTAGAAGGACACATAATCAACTTTGGATCTACGCCTGATTCATCTTTGGTTTCCAAATATCCCAAAAGTTTGCAATTAATATAACTTCCTGGAATAAGCTCGTCTTCCATAATCACTACTACATCAATCGGATCACCATCTTCACTTAATGTATTAGGAATAAACCCATAATTGAATTGATAAGTGAAAGGTGTATGCAAAATTCTATCGCAAATTAAAGCCTTTCTCTCTTTATCATATTCATATTTAATATGACTATTCTTTGCAATCTCAATAAACACATCAATTGTAAATTCAGGATCTGATTCTTCTATCATTGAAGCACCCAAATTTAAAAAGACACTTGAATCTAGATCTTCCATGTAAATAATATAAAATATTTATATTTATATTATTTTCTATTTATTTGATAATTTGTTTGTATAAAAAAGATATAAATATAACTCTAAATATAAATTTACTAGAAAAATGAGCCAAGTATTTCTTAAACTGATCAATGCAGATAATAATGATAGTTTTAAACTATTAACAAAAAAAGAAGTTTTATCATTAGAGTTAAAACTAAATGTTACAAAATATGGCAAAAAATGGAGTAACCTGGGAGACATTTTATTTAATTTTCAGGCTTCTGCTACCAAAAACGAAGAACTACTTATAACACAAGAACAATTTAAATTTTTTGATCTCTTGTTAGAAAGAGAAAGCTGGCAGGAGTGTAGAAATCTTTAATGCATGAATATAATTACGCAATCTAAAAATCTTTATGAAGGCTTGATAAATATATATAGATATTGGTGTTCATAAGCACATTTCATTAAATCAATTTTCGCATGCACAATGAAGCCGCTATTTTGCGCTATATCTACAATGATAGAAGTGTCGTCCATATATAACTTTTGTTGTTGCTTACGTGTTCTACCATCAGTAAACTTGAATTTTTCATCAAATGTCGCAAGATTTTGGTTGGTATCTAAATTAAAGTCGGAAGAATATGCAAAATCATTAAATGCGATTTTGGTTTTGGTTATTCTCTCTTTCGCATATTTTTGAGGTGATACTACATACAACGGATTACCGGGGGGGAGTATAGGATCAAAATGTTCTCTCTCTACAAGGTGCATAATTAAATATCCTCCAGGCATTAACCAGTCCATACAATTATCAAAAAACATTCTCTTGTCTCTAAAGTAATAAATTGTAAAATATAGGCAAAGAACATGTGTTAACGAATTCATTTTAAATAAATGACTGTCCATTGCATTTCCATTCATAAACTTACAATTTGGATATTTTTCCTTTGCTTTTTTAATCATTGCTTGAGATATATCAACACCAATAACATTCAAATTTTTAGCAGTTAGTGTACCAACATGATGACCAGTTCCACAACCAATGTCTGCGATAACACTTGTTTCAGTAGGTTCTGTTGCATTTATAATTCTTCCGACCTCATAGTCGTTTTTCACTGCATTATAAACTAAATAGTCATAAATATCTGCATAAAAGTCATCATATACACGGTCTCCTTCCATATACGAAACATTTTCAGAACTAATCATGCCCTCTTTAACTAGTGGGTTAACTGACTTGAAAAATACAATGAGAATTAAAAGGCATGCTACAAAAATCAGTATTTTTCCAAAATTAGATAATTTATTATAAAAATTAGTAATGGATTTGAATGTTTTCATCTA